CCACGACAAGGTGTCTTCTCTTGTCACGCGCAACTTTTGAGGATTTTTAAAGGGTGTCTATACCAAACGGAGAGGAGTAATGATGAGTGGTTAAGAATCCGTATTATCAGCAGAACAATGGGCGGTTACCAAGCGACCCTCCGAATTATTTAGGAACAGTGGCAAGGGAAGTTTGGCGCAAAATCGTTCCGTTTTTAGAAAGCACAAATAAAATTCAACGCATTGATACGTTCTTGGTTGAAACTTACTGTACGAATTATGAAATTTATAAAATGGCTTACGAAGATATAAAAGAGAATGGTATTCAGCAAGAAATCACGAAGCCTATCCAAGCGCAAGGGTCTGGTGAGATTCTCGGTGAGCAATCGCTTGGTTTTAAAAAGAATCCAGCAGTCGCCACAATGAAAGACGCCGTTGACACCTTGAATAGAATTGGTGTTCAGCTTGGTTTGACCCCTAAGGGACGTCAAGAACTAATGGAAATTGCAGGCGAGGAAACAAACAAGTCTTCAACAGCAGAAATGTTGAAAGAATTTTTGGGTTAATAAAATTGGAAAGGAGCAACAGTGAAAACAAATCTAACAAAAACACATGATATAGATTCGGCGTATAAGGAATTTGATTTCACTGACATCGCCCAAAAATATAAAGACGCTGGCACGAAGTATTGTTTTGATGCTTTGGAAGGGCGAATCACAACTGGCTATATGATTAAACTGGCTTGTTTCCGCCACTTGCGAGACCTACAAAGACAAGGTAACGACGACTTTCCGTATTATTATGACACGGACGAAGCAGCTAAGCTACTGCGCTTCGCTAGGATCTGCCCAAACGTAGACACTGGTGAACCTACACAGTTGATGCCGTGGCAGAAATTTATTTTGTGTATGCTTTTTGGGTGGAGAAATGCAAACGGTGGTAAACGTTTCAGCCGTGCCATTGTTTCAGTCGGTCGAGGTCAAGGTAAGACATACTTGATGGCTATTCTTACGGCGTATTCGTATTTTATTGAAAGCCTCGGACTTTCCAATCAGGACTATTTGGTTACATCAATCAACTTCAAACAAACAAACAAGTTGCTTGGTTACATCAAATCAATGATGAAGCAAATAATCCAAAACGAACCTTTCAAGAGTTTGGCAAATGAAACTGAATTGGGCTTGCATAGTGACCAAGTTATTATGAAAGCAAACAACAACGTTTTGAGAGCTATATCTGCTGAGAGTGGGCAATATGATAGTTTTCATTTTACCACGGCTATTTTTGATGAAATTGGAGAAATTGAAACAAGGGATGCGGTTTCTAAGATTGTTTCTGGGCAAGTAAAGGTGCCCAATAGGCAATTCATTCAAATCTCCACTGCCTACCCAAACCCATCAGTTCCTTTCAGGGAAGACCAAAAGATTTTGCAGCAAGCCATGGAAGATGACGATAATCGTGACGCCGATACGTATCTTTGCTTAGTTTGGTCGCAAGATAACTTAGACGAGGTCTTCCAACCAGAAACATGGGCAAAGAGCAATCCACTGCTAGACTTGGAGAGCGAACGTGAGAACCTTATGAAAGGGTTAATGGACAAGCGAGATAGCGACCTGCTAAGTGGTAACCTCGCAGACTTCCAAGTTAAAAACATGAACTGCTGGCTACTTGCTGACAGTAACAGCTTTCTTGATTTGAAAGATATCGAAAATGCAGTTATTCCTGAGTTTGACATACGTGGTAAGCGAGTTTATGTAGGATTGGATGCATCAATGTTCAGCGATAATACAGCCATTGGCTTCGTCTATCCATACGTTGGTGAAGATGGAAGTCAAAAATGGCATATCGAACAGCACAGTTTCATTCCTTGGCAGCAAGCAGGTTCGCTTGAGGCTAAGATGGAGCAGGACGGTGTCAATTATCGAGACTTGGAAGCCAAGGGCTTTTGTACGATTACAAGCCATCCACAAGGGCTTATTAACCCAGAGGAAGTGTATCGCTGGTTTATAGATTATGTTGAAGATAATCAGCTTGATGTCGTTTTCTTCGGCTATGACGCTATGATGACTGATAAAATAATAAAAAGTCTTGAATCTAATACAAATTTCCCACTCATGCCAATAAGACAACGTACAAGTGAGCTAAAAGACCCTACAAAATTCCTTCAAACGCTATTTATCGAAGGCAATATCACTCGCTTGGATGATGAGATTATGCGTAAAGCCTTGATAAATGCTGTGATTAAAGAGGATAACATCGGCATTCAAGTAGACAAAATGAAGTCAACCTATAAGATTGACGTTGTAGATGCCCTTATCGATGCGTTTTATGATGGCATGTATGCATTTGAAGATTACGCTATTACCAACAACCCAACTTGGAAAGTTGAACACATGAGCCAAGAGGCAGTTTTAGCATGGCTAAAAAACCCAGAAAGTGGGCTATTAGAGGAGTATTAATATATGATTTTGAAGTTTTTTAAGGCAATTTGGGCTATTTTCGACATTTTAATGTTCATTTTAGCTGCAATTTCACTCAATATAACCACTTACCACCTTGGCTATGTATGGTTTGGCATTAGCATGACAATCACGTTCATACTAGCAGGGTTGGTGAGTGAACTAGCCTCAAAAAATGGCTAGAAAGGAGGTGATAACAAATGCCAATATTTAATATAACTAATCTCGCAACAGAGAGTCCACCTAGTAACCAAGATAGTTTTTTTGATATCACTGATCCAGAGTTTTTAGCTACTTTGAATGGTAGTGAGTGGGTATCAGCCGAAACTGCTCTTAAAAACTCGGATTTATTCTCTATTATCAATCAATTATCTAACGACCTTGCAACAGTTAAACTGATAACTAGCCGAAAACAGTTACAGGGCATCGTTGATAATCCATCGAATAATGCCAACCGCTTTAATTTTTATCAGTCTATCTTTGCTCAAATGCTACTGGGTGGGGAAGCCTTTGCTTATCGATGGCGAAATGAAAACGGGCGTGATATGAAGTGGGAATATTTGCGACCGTCTCAAGTATCATTTAATCGTTTAGATAATAAAGATGGAATTTACTATAACATCACTTTTGACGACCCACGCATTCCACCGAAACAGCATGTACCACAAAATGATGTCCTACACTTTAAATTGCTATCTGTGGATGGTGGTTTGACAAGTGTAAGCCCGTTGATGGCTCTTAGTAGGGAGTTGAATATACAGAGAGCCAGCGATAAGCTGACGCTTAACTCTCTCAAAAACGCCTTAAATGCCAATGGTATTTTGAAGATTAAAGGCGGTGGCTTGCTTGATTTTAAAACTAAACTATCACGCTCACGGCAAGCGATGAAGCAAATGCAAGGCGGTCCGTTAGTGCTGGATGATTTAGAGGACTTCACACCGCTTGAAATTAAGTCGAACGTATCTCAACTGCTTAAGCAAGCGGACTGGACAACTGGACAGTTTGCTAAGGTCTACGGTATCCCAGAGAATGTAGTTGGAGGTCAAGGAGACCAACAATCATCGCTGGAAATGAGTTTAGATCTCTATAACAAAGCAGTATCACGATACTTAAGACCATTTATCGGTGAGCTATCTCAAAAACTATCCTGCGATGTGGATGCAGATATTTTGCCGGCTGTTGACCCTACTGGCTCTAATAGTGTCAGTCGGATTAATAGCATGGTTAAAAGTGGCACACTCGCTCAAAATCAAGGCTTGTATATTTTGCAACAAGCTGAAATTTTACCTAAAGAGTTGCCAGAAGGGGAAAACCCTAATAAGACCACATTGAAAGGAGGTGAGATAAATGGGGAAGATTGACATTAAAGGCTATATAGTAAGCAATGACGATAGGGAATTCTATGATTTCTATGGCATGACCAGTACCTATCCCAAGATGGTACAAGATGCCATTGCTAACGATGAAGATGAAGAAATTACGCTTAATATTGCTTCAAACGGCGGTGATGTGTTCGCAGCTAGTGAAATCTATACTATGCTTCGAGACAGTGGCAAGCGTATTGTAGTTAATATACAAGGCTTAGCAGCGTCTGCTGCTTCCGTCATATCAATGGCAGGCAATACCGTTCGCATTAGTCCAACGGCGCATATCATGATTCATAAAGCATCTAGCGGTTTCGTTGGGAACAGCGATGACATGGAACATCAATCAGTAGTATTGAATAGCATTGACGAGTCTATCGCTTTGGCTTACGAGATGAAAACTGGTCTTAAACAATCAGAATTATTAGAGCTTATGGCAAAAGAAACATGGCTTAATGCCAAAACTGCTGTTGATAAAGGCTTTGCAGATGAAATTATGTTCTTTGGTGACGATGAAGAACAAATCATGGTTACTAACGCTGTACATCAGATGCCAAGCAAATCAGCAATCAATAAATTTAAAAATATGATTGCTAAACCTAAAACCAATTCTTTGCGTGAGCAAAAATTGAAAATTTTACTTGAAAAATGAAAGGAAAATAATTAATGAAAACATCAAACGAATTGCATGACCTTTGGGTTGCTCAAGGCGACAAGGTCGAAAACTTGAATGAGAAACTTAACGTAGCTATGCTTGACGATTCAGTTACTGCTGAAGAGTTGCAAAAAATCAAAAATGAACGTGACACTGCCAAAATGAAACGTGATATGTTCAAAGAACAGTATACAGAGGCTCGTGCTAATGAAATAGTTAATATGTCCGAAGAAGATAAAAAACCTTTGACTGAAAATGAAGAAGAAGTTAAAGCTAATTTTGTTAAAGACTTCAAAAACCTAGTCCGTGGTCGCTACCAAAACTTGCTTGACTCTAAAACAGACCATTCTGGTTCTGATGCAGGTTTGACTATTCCTCAAGATATTCGCACAGCTATCAATACATTGGTTCGTCAATACGATTCATTGCAAGAGTATGTAAATGTTGAGAACGTAACTACTCTTACTGGTTCACGTGTTTATGAAAAATGGACTGATATTACAGGTCTTGCTAATATTGATGATGAAGCAGGTAAAATTGCTGATATTGATGATCCAAAACTTTCTCTTATCAAATACACTATCAAGCGCTATGCTGGTATCTCAACAGTTACTAACAGCTTGCTTGCTGACTCTGCTGAAAATATCCTTGCATGGTTGTCTGGTTGGATTGCTAAAAAAGTTGTGGTTACTCGTAACAAGGCAATCTTGGGTGTTGTTGACAAACTCCCAACTAAACCAACATTGACTAAATGGGACGATATTATTGACCTTGAAGCTAAAGTTGACCCAGCAATCAAACAAACTTCATTCTTCTTAACTAACACTTCAGGGTTTACTGCACTTAAAAAAGTTAAAAACGCTTTGGGTGACTACCTCATGGAACGTGATGTAAAATCTCCAACAGGGTACTCAATCGATGGTTTCGCAGTTAAAGAAATTTCTGATCGCTGGCTTCCTAACGCCTCATCAGGAGTTATGCCGCTTTATTTTGGTGACTTGAAACAAGCAGTAACATTGTTTGACCGTCAACACTTGTCACTTCTTTCAACAAACATTGGTGGTGGAGCATTTGAAACTGACACTACTAAAGTACGTGTTATTGACCGTTTTGATGTAGTAGCAACTGATACAGAAGCATTTGTGCCAGCATCATTTAAAGCTATTGCTGACCAAAAAGGTAACATTGGTTCAACAGCAGTCTAATTAGGAGGTAAGCTATGAGTGTATCTAAGGAAACTATCATGCAGACTCTGAATCTGGATGAGACAGACGACACGGCACTCATCCCAGCTTACATTGAATCAGCTCGACAGTACGTCGTTAATTCAGTCGGGGATGATCCAAAATTTTACAACCTCGACAGTGTGAGAGCTTTGTTTGATACGGCTGTAATAGCCCTAACAAGCTCATATTTCACGTATAGAGTGGCATTGACAGATACGGCAACATATCCTGTTAATCTAACGCTAAACAGCATAATCGGGCAGTTAAGGGGGCTGTACGCAACTTATAGCGAGGAAAGAGGTGACTAATGGCTAGAGTTAGATATTTACCCTCAGACTTTCGTTATAAAGCAGATTTTGGTACATACCAAAGCACCCCCAACAAGTTTACGGGTGTGAGTGTGCCAAAGTTCGTGAAACAATTTACGCTTCATTACAAGCCACACACTAGAACGCTCAATCAAGAGTATTTGGCTCAACAAAATGGCGAAAGTGATACAATAGTTATCGTCATCCGCCACAATGCAAAAGTATTAGAAGGTCAAGTTGTCACTTTAAACGGCACTCAATATGACATCGTGCGTATCAGTGCAGACGAAAACTTTGGTTTTAACCACTACGACTTTCTGACACTTAGAAAGCACAAGAAAGTTGGGTGATAGCTTATGACAGGTCTTGACGAAGCGTTAGAGGGTTGGCTTAAAACAGTGGCTAGTATTGGTGATTTAACACCAGCGGAACAAGCAAAGATTACAACCGCTGGTGCTAAGGTGTTTAAAGAAGAGTTGGCAGAAGTTACTCGTCAGAAACACTACTCAAACAAGAAACATTTGAAGTATGGGCACATGGCTGACGGTTTATCTGTCCAATCCACTAATGTGGACGGCAGAAAGAACGGTGTGTCAACTGTGGGGTGGGTGAATAGGTACCACGCCCAAAACGCTAGACGATTAAATGACGGAACTAAGAAATATCGTGCTGATCATTTCGTCACTAATGTACAAAACGATAGCGCTGTCCAAACTAAGGTGCTATTGGCAGAAAAAGAGGAATATGAGAAACTTATCCGCAAGAAGGGAGGGGAGTAATTAAGTGTTAGCAACCGTAAAATTAAAAGAGTTAATTGAGGGTAAAGGATTTGGTGAAATAAGCGAAGTATATGCAAACAACTTACCTAAAGAGCTCGAAGATAACACCGATAAGACAATCGTGTTGCTCACCGAAAGCAACCCATCACTTGATTTAAGCGGAAATAATACCTTTTTCAGTAAAACAGATAGAGTAGAAGTACAGATTTTTTATAAACTCGATATTGATTTTGATATTGAAGCTTTCGAGATGGAATTGATAAAATTCTTAAAATCTGAACACTACTCAATAACAGATATAAGAGAACATAGCATAGACCCTGATACTTTACAGTTAACAGCGGTCTTTTTTGTTGCTTTCGATAGATTTATTTAACAAAAAAAGGAGAAAATATATATGGCAATTGTAGGTTTGAAATTAGTGAAACTTGCTTTGGTTGACCCAAAAACTCAACAAATTATTAAAGGTGTAGAAGGCCTTTCAACTGACGGTGTAATCGAAATCGATTCTAAAATGCTTGGTACTCGTACCGCTAACATCTCAAACTTGGAAGGACAAGCTACTAAAGTCCCAGGAAACAACGAAGTACAGGATGTTATGGTTGGACCTGGTTCACCAACAGTCGCTTTTGAATTTAACAACCTTGATTTTGATATCAAACAAAAAATCCTTGGATTCAAATCGGATAAAAAAGGTGGATATGTGTACCAAGGTGAAAAACCACACGTTGCAGTATTGATTGAGTCACAAACGCTTGACCGTAAAAACTCAGTTTACTTTGGGTTTGCTAATGGGATCTTCCAAGAGTCAACACAGAACGTAGCTACAGATACAGACACCGCTCAAACCCGTCAAAACGACCACTTGACATATAACGCATTGTCAGCGGTTGCATTTGGCGGTGAGCCAATCAAGAAATACTTCACGGGTTCATCAACTTTCGATAAAGCTAATATGTATAAAGAAGTATTTGGTGGATATACACTCGTTACTTCTACAGCAGTTTAAGACACATCATAATTCGCAAAGAGGTCAGGCTTATGGCCTGGCCTCTATTTTTTTAAAAAAGGAGTAAAGACACAATGGAAATCAGAACTATTAAAATCCCTGAAATCAGCAAGAAAGCATTTGAAGTATTTACAAGCAACCGCAATGTATTGCGTATGCATGAGTATCAGTTAGCAGTACTTAAAATCAGTGACAAAATTGAAGATGGGGACACACAAGAGCAGGCTCAAGGTAGTTACTCAATCCTTAAAGAAATGCTTGGCTTTATCCGTGCTGTTCTTAACTTGAATGATGAAGATTATGACAAGTTACTCGATTTGGAAAATAAACGTACACAAGAGATCGCCGAAAAATTGGTTGGCTATATGTACGGATTGACAGACGAACAACTTGAAAATGCCTCTGGTGAAGTTGACCCAAAAGAATAAAATCAAAAGGTGAACAAATTTTTGATTTAGAAAATGGCATAGAGAATTTGAAGCTCATCGCTAAGAGATCGATTCAAGGTTTTGGTTGGACGTTGGAACAGTATTACGACACTGATTATTATGAATTGATGAAAATCTTGAATGCAAAAGAGGAAGAGGATAGGATGGTAGACCCAACATCCTTACTCTAATTTTTTAAGGAAAGGAGGGAATATAACATGGCGAAAATACAAGCTACGATGTCTACTGAAATAGCCTTAGACACGCTTCAGGCTGCTAACTCGATTAAACGATTAACTCAGTTGGTCAATAGTTCTACAAATGCTTGGAAGGCTCAAGAAAGTCAGATGCGAAGCGCTGGCGACTATTTAGGTGCTGCACAGGCTAAGTATGATGGCTTGGGGAATTCTATCCAGAACCAACAGCAAAAGATTGAGAAACTGAAACAAGAGCAGTCTCAACTTAAAGGGAATACTGTTGAAGTCGCTGAACAGTACCTCAAATACCAACAACAGATTGACCAAGCTACTACACGCTTAGCTGCGTTGGAAAATCAACAACGTCAAGCTAAGCAAAGCCTTGATTATCATAAGTCTGGTTTGGCAGAGCTTCAAAAGGAATATAAAGCCCAAAACGAGGCATCTGATACCTACATCAAGCGTTTAAAGGCAGAGGGCAAGGAAGACGAAGCTAGACAGGAACAGCTCAAGCAATACAAGGGTTCAATCGCTAACCTAAACAAGCAGTATGAGACCCAAAAAGAAATGCTTGAGCGTATCGCTACTCAAGCAGGAAAGACTAGCGATGAATACCGTAAGCAAAAGCAACGCTTAGATGAGACAGCTACTAGCTTGGCTCATGCTCGTAATGCTGCTGATAGATTGAATGACGAGATTGAACAAAGTCAACGCTCTAGCACGTTCATCGGACAATTGAAAGAAAGCTTTCACCGTTTGGGGAATGAAGTCGACGATACTGAACAAAAGACCTCACGTTTAAAAGGTATCTTTGGGGCTACGTTTACAGCTAATTTAGTCAGCAACGGTTTCCAAAATGCGTTGGGAGCTATCAAGGGTAAATTTGACGAAATTGCCCAATCCAGTTCCGAATACGTTAAATACCAACAAACCATGAATGCTACTTGGTTGACCTTAACGGGTAATGCCGAATATGGTAAAAAAATGGTCGACATGACCAACCAAATGGCGCAAGCCGCTGCTAACTCGACTGAAATGGTTGATCGTATGAACCAAAAATTTTATGCAGTCACTCACAACATCGACTTAACTAAACAGCAAACACAAGCTATCTTGACTTTGCAAGACGCTTTTGGGCAAACCGATGCAGCAGTTGAAAACTTTAGTGTGCAATGGTCACAAATGATTGCGAACGGCAAGGTTTCAGGTCAAGACATGTTGTCAATTATCAACGTCTTCCCAGAAATGAAGCAAGCTATTAAAGACGTTGCAGCTGAACAGCTTGGTATTGCGAACATGACAACTGAACAGTTTGCCAAACTGCAAAGCGAAGGCAAGATTACGTCAGATATGGCTATCGAGGCTCTGCTTCGAACGAAAGACAAATACAAAGATGCAACCGAGAACTTCGCAGGCACTATCGGCGGTATGGAGCGTACCCTCAATAGTCGTATGCCAGCGATTATCGCAGCTTTCCGCGACCCAATTGATAAAATGAAAAACCCATTTTTAGGTAAGGTTAGTGAATGGGTAGCTGACAATAGCACGGAAGACAAGTTTAAAACACTTGGTGAACACAGTGCTAAAGGCTTGGAAACTATCTCCAACGCTTTCGCAAAAGTCTTTAATATGGGCGATGGCACAGATAAGCTCAATTCATTCATGGACAAGATGATTGAATGGGTTGATAAAACGAGTGATAAAATTGCTCAAAATGCTCCTAAAATCGCTAGCTTCTTTACCGAACTCAAAAAAGGTTTGGGTTACATCATAGAAATTGGCAAGGCTTTTGGTGAAGGTGTTTGGGAGGCGACTAAAGGCATTGTTGAAGGTATCGCTGGAGCTTTTAAAACGCTGAATGGCAACAGTAAGAAATCAAAAGAACCTATCAAGGGCGTTTCGGATGCTTTAGGTGAAATCGCTAAGCACAAAGAGGCTATCCAGACCATCGGTAAATTATTCGTTGGTTACTTTGCATCAAAAGCAGTTTTAAATACCTCAAAATCACTTTTCGGAACGATAACAGATGGTATTTCAAACGTCAAAAAAGCTGGTAGTAAGGTCAATGGCGCTTTAAATTGGGTTATGGGCGTTCGTGGAGAAGACGCAGTAAATAATAAACTTGGTGGCATTAAGAAGATTGGTAGAGGAACTAAATCAGCTTTTAAATGGACTGCTTCTGTAGCAACTAAAACTGCTAAATTAGCTTTAACGGGATTACTAAACACTGCTAAATTTGTAGGTAACGGTATTAAACTTGCATTTAATTTCTCTAAAGCAAATCCACTGATTTTAATTGCTACAGCTGTAATCGGTATATCTACTGCTCTCTACGAACTTTACAAACACAATAAGAAATTCAAAAAATTTGTTGATGGCATGTTTAGTGCTGCCAAGAAAGCCTTTCGATAAAATCTTCAAGGTTACCAAAGAAATCTTTGGTAAGATCATTGATTTCTTTAAAAAGGACTGGAAACAAGTCCTTTTATTTATTGCAAATCCTGTTGCTGGGGCTTTCTCCTTAATTTACAAACACAATAAGAAATTCAAGAAATTTGTTGATGATTTAGCAAAGAACGCAAAAAAAGCATTTGACAACATTGTCAAATGGTTTAAGGATATTCCTAAAAATCTTAGCAAGACTTGGGAAAACATCAAAGACGGCGCTAAAAGCGGCATGAAAAATCTTGGTTCTGCTATCACCGGTAAACTTTCTGACATCGGTAAAGAATGGAAGAAAGGCTGGAAGAATTCCAAAGACTATCTATCAGACCGCTGGGATGATATGAAAGGCAATACTAAGGAAAGTATTAAACGTCTTGGGTCTTCTATCAAAGATAAGCATGATGAAATCCACGACAGATGGTCTAAGACTTGGAACAAATCAAAAGATTTCCTATCAGCCCGCTGGGATGACATGAATGCTGACACTAAGAAGAAATTCGGCAATGATTTGAAAGGATTGCTTTTTGATAATCTGGATAAAATCAAAAACAAATTCCAAGACATCTGGGACGGTATAAAGAACGGTTTTGGCGACATGTGGAACGGTTTGAAAGATTTGGCTGGTAACGGTATCAATGCGGTCATCAAAATTCCGAACGATGGTATCGACGGCATCAACGGCTTAATCCACGACTTCGGTGGTCCGAAGAACGCAATCGGTAAAATCCCTAAAGTTAAATTTGCGGATGGTACAGGTCTATTCAGCTCATACCGAAACCCAATCACTAGACCAACACTTGCTACACTAAACGATGGTAATGATAGCCCTGAGACTAACAACCAAGAGATGGTAATATTGCCAAACGGTAAATCATTCTTGCCACAAGGTCGCAATGTTGAATACCTCTTGCCAGCTGGTTCGGAAGTTATCAATGCCAGTGAATTGGCTATGCTCATGGGTGTTGAACGTGGAGCTTATGCTAAAGGTACTGGTTTTTGGTCTAAAGTCTGGGATACAACTACCAATTTAGCTGGCTCAGTTTGGAATGGGATGAAAAACGGTGTCGACAAATTCAAAAAAATGATTGAATTTATCGGAAGTGCTATTAAAGACCCTGTTGGTACACTAGCTAAAAAATTTAGTCCTAATGCTGATAAATTGGGCGCTATGTTTACCCCGCTCGGAAATGCGTTGTATAAGAACCCTGTCGGAGAAGCTAAAAATTGGTGGAAAGAACTCTGGTCAATGGCTAATGCTTCAATGGACGAAGGCACTGTAGCGATAGGCGCTAAAGGCGACGACTATCGCTTCAAAGATAAAGCGAAAGACGCTGGAGTAGACCCATGGGGGTACTACTATCGTGAGTGTGTATCGTTCATTGCCAGCCGTTTGGCAAATCTTGGTGTTAACCCTAGTCTATTCAGTCACCTTGGTGATGGTAGGCAGTGGGTCTCTGCAAGAGTGCCACACTTAAGTAGACCAAAACCTGGTGTAGTATCTGTCTACACTGGTGGACCAGTATCAAGCAACCACGTTGACTTTGTAACAGCAGTACACGGTGACACTTACGACGGTGAAGATTATAACTATAATGGTGATGGTAAATATCATCAATTTACTGGTCGTCATGTCAAAAATGCTGCTACATTCCTTGATTTCGGTGTCCGAGATTTTGGAAGTAGTGGTGATAGTGGAAAAGCACTTAAAGATCGCAACAACCCACTTCAAACTTTGATTAAACGTCAAGTTGGTGGTATGTTCGATTGGATTAAGAAAACGCTTGGTCCGTTGCTCAGCCCAGCAGGCGGCGGTGAAGACCATCCACAAGGGAGTGGGGTTGCTCGTTGGCGTGATACGGTAGTTAGAGCGCTTGAAGCTAACGGTATAGAACCAAACAACTTCCGTGTGTCTAAGATTTTAGCGACTATACAGAAGGAATCTGGTGGTGACCCTAACGCACAAAATAACTGGGATATTAATGCAAGAATGGGCGACCCATCAATTGGATTGATGCAAACTATTAGTCGTACATTTAATGCATACAAGCACCCAGGACACAACAATATCCGTAATGGATATGATAACTTGCTTGCTGCAATCAACTATATCAAGCATCGCTATGGAACATCTGATGCAGCCTTTAACTACGTTGCAACTCATGGTTATGCAAATGGTGGCCTAGTCCACAAGAACGGCGTTTATGAGCTGGCTGAGGGTGATATGCCAGAGTATGTTATTCCAACCGATATTGCAAAACGTGGCAGAGCGTGGCAATTACTTTCCGAAGCAGTAGCACGCTTTGCTGGAGATGCCCCACAAGGCAATCACGACAGCACGCCAAACCATGAGCGTGTTTCTGTACTAGAAGACAAGCTAGACGTTATGATTGGTTTGCTTAGTCAATTGGTAACTAATGGCTCTAAGCCAATTGAGATCCAAAATATCATTGATGGAAGAAGCGTATCAAACGGTCTAGCACCATTTATTACAAAAGCCACAAACGAATATGAGCGCAGGCAAGCGCTGTTAGGAGGTCAAATTATTTGATAGGAATGTCAGTAACTTATGACGGCAAGAACTTAACCGAATTATTCAATGAAGGTCAAGGACGTGCCGTTCCAGTGGATGTCACCAAAAACGTGGCATCAAATTTCAACAACAACTATCAAGACCAAGGGCACAGGCGTTATGGTCAGCAATTCCTATATAACACCTTATCAGTTAAACAGATTCAAGTATCGTTTACTCTAGTTGGTAACTACGATTACTTTAATAGCGTAGCTGAAACGCTTGGTGGCTATCTGAATGTAGATAAACCGAAACCATTGATTTTCGGAGATGAACCTAATAAGGTTTGGGAAGCTATCCCGTCTGGTCAAGCATCGTTAGCAGTTGATAAGAACACCTCACCGATTACCGCAACAGTAACGGTTACATTTGATGTTCCCAAAAGTTACAGCGAAAACAAAGCCGAAGCCTTGGTAAGTAGCGATGGCGAAACCAAGTTCGGCAGTATTAAAAAGGTATCGACTGGGCATTACAAGGCAACTTTAAAGAACTTTGGTACGGCTGAAACATACCCAGATATTAAGTTAAAATTTAATTCAGATAATGGCTGGGTTGGGATTGTGAAATCTGCTACTGAAAGCTACGAGGTTGGTAATCCTAAAGAATGGGATAACCAAACGGTTAAAAAGTCAGAGGTACTGTTTGATTACGCTTCATCAAACGGAGAGCACAGAATCCCTAACGGTTTATCTCAAGGATTGAAAAACATTGGCATCTCAAATGATAATATCAACGACACCAAGCCAAACGGAACTCTTTATATCGATAATGCTTGGGGTCGTCCTCACATTGCATTACAGAGTGGTCAGATAGCATCAGTTACATTTGACATCCCAAGAGACTCTAATGGTGAAAAAGGTGCGCTATATGAATACTTTTGGTGGAGACAAATTTTTTGGCTCGGCTCTGCAAACCAAATGGGATACTTAAAAATCTGTGTAACAGATGCAAGCGGCACTTTCTTGTATGGTGTTGAAACTTTTAAACGTTACAATGGTTTAGGCTGTGAATATAATTTTCTAGCTGGTGACGGCAAGGGAGGTTTCCGTATTGTCGACAGGAAGAATTTTTTAGGAACGCACATCGAGCAGCACAACCCATTTAATGAACCTAGGGGATGGTCAGATATTATGCGGTTTGATGATGTCGTTCAGTACTACTGGTGGGGTTCATACCCAAGATATTCTATCCCTGAAATAAAGGGTAAAAAATCAGACAAAATCCATGTCATTTTTGGTAAGGTCGGCAACGCACCACTTGTTACACACATGTATTTAGATGATTTCATTTATCGAAAAGACAACGTTTATAAAGAAGAAGATATTCCTAATCGTTTTCACATGGGTTCTATCTTAGAGGTGGACATGTCTAAAGGTAAAACCCTTATCGATAACTTGCCAGCATCTAATGAGTTAACATATTTGTCTGAACCATTCAGCATTGGTATTGGTGAAACTGAAATTGACATTTACACGTCAAGCTGGATAGCCAAAGACCCAACAATTGAAATTTCATGGAAGGAGCGCTTTGTTTAATGCAAATCTGGATTCATGATAAAAGTATGCGTAAAGTGTGTGCTTTGAATAATGAAATTCCCGGAATGTTGCCATATACGAACAGTCAATGGCATCCATACCTTGAATACTCAACAAGTACGTTTGATTTTACAATTCCTAAAATTGTGAACAGGAAACTGCACGATGATATCAAATATATCAATGACCAGATGTTTGTATCATTCTATTTCGATAATTCCTATCATGTTTTTTATGTATCAAAACTCGTTGAGAATGATTTTAGTTTTCAAGTCACTTGTAATAACACCAACCTTGAATTGGCAATGGAAGTTGCACGACCACTTGCAGACAGTGGCGGTCCCAAAACTATTGAATGGTATCTTCAAAATCTTGAGTTGCTTGGTTTTGCAGGTCTGGAAATAGGTGTCAATGAAATTTCTGATAGAACAAGAACGCTTACTTTTGAATCTCAAAGTGGAACTAAACTAGAGCAACTTCATAGCTTGATGAATCAATTTGATGCAGAATTTATTTTCCGTACCGAATTAAACCGAGACGGAACTATGAAACGTTTCATCATCGACATCTACCAAGAAGCAGATGAAAACCATCACGGTATAGGTAAGGCAAGAGGAGATGTTGTTCTCTACTACCAAAGCGGATTGAAAGGCGTTCAAGTCACTAGTGATAAGACACAACTATTCAACGCTGGTGTTTTCACTGGTGCAGACGGTGTTAATCTTGATAGCGTTGAGTTTGAAGAAAAAAACGAGTTAGGACAGGTAGAGTTCTATTCACGAAAAGGCACTAGCTTTGTTTTTGCTCCACTTTCAAGAGAGCGCTACCCATCTACCATGAATCCAGACAGCGCTGATAACTGGACACGTAAGGATTTTCAAACAGAATACAAGGACGTTGAATCCTTAAAAGCTTACGCCTTGCGTACTATCAAGCAGTATGCTTATCCACTATTGACTTACACAGTAGATGTTCAGTCTAGCTTTCTGGATAACTATAAAGACATCAATCTAGGTGACACTGTTAAAATCATCGATAATAATTTTAGAGGTGGTTTAGCCCTCGAAGCGCGTGTATCTGAAATGATTATCAGCTTTGACAATCCCACAAACAACTCGGTTGTTTTTACTAATTTCAGAAAATTGGATAATAAACCGTCTAGCGAATTACAACAACGTATCGATGAGATTGTTTCTAAGTCATTGCCATATCATGTTGAGATAAGGACCACGAATGGTACAGTATTTAAGAATGGTATTGGTCGTTCTACTGTTAAACCAGTTTTGAAACAAGGCGATAAAATTGTTGATGCAACTTATCGATTTGTGATTGACGGTACTATTAAATATTCAGGTATGACCTATGATATGGTAGCATCAGAGATTAACCAACCAACCACGCTTACTATCTCAGCGTGGGTAGATAACAAAGAAGTAGCTTCAGAAGAAGTTACTTTTGTAAATGTATCAGATGGTAAACAAGGACCAAAAGGCGACCGTGGTCCACAAGGTCCTAAAGGCGACCGTGGCGAGCGAGGTTTGCAAGGCTTACGGGGTATTCAAGGACCCAAAGGTGACCAAGGGATTCCCGGACCTAAAGGTGCTGACGGAAAAACGCAATATACACATATCGCTTATGCCGACACAATCTCAGGTAGTGGCTTTAGTCAAACAGATGTCAATAAAGCCTATATTGGTATGTATCAAGACTTCAACGCTTATGATAGTAAAAACCCACAAGATTATCGATGGAGCAAATGGAAAGGTAGCGATGGTAAAGATGGTATTCCTGGTAAGGCTGGTAAGGACGGACGTACGCCTTATGTACATTTTGCCTATGCCGATAGTGCCGATGGTCAAAAGGGTTTCAGTTTGACACAGACTGGACGTAAGCGCTATTTAGGTGTGCTTACCAACTTCTTCAAAGAAGACAGTACTAATCCAGAAGATTATACTTGGAATGACACTGCGGGTAGTATATCTGTTGGTGGTAGGAATCTATTGAAAGGTTCGAAAGGACCTTTTAAACCTGACCGTAAACCTACAGAGTTTGATAATTACGTTTATTATGAAAATGAAACTTCTGTCTATTTAGAACAAGGAAAACAATATATCATCAGTGCCAAAACAGATGGTAATTTTACTAAATGGCACAACGGAGGAATCGAAAGTGACAATATCACACTCTGGTTATTTCATTTTTGGGATGTGGTTGACGTTGTTTCTGATTCAAATACAGGTACTACAGGAACGCAGTTTACTTGGAATCATCCGACAGGTACATATCATCTACGTGTAAATACATATCATAAAACAGCAATCAAATCTGTTTGGGAAGTGAAGATTGAAGAAGGGACAATCAAAACTGATTGGACACCCGCCATCGAGGATATACAAGATGAAATTGATTCCAAAGCCGATGCTGCTATGACGATTGAACAGATTAATGCGCTTAATGAAAGGGCTGGAATCATTAAAGCAGAGATGGAAGCCAAAGCAAGCGCTGAAATTTTGAATAACTGGATTAAAAATTACCAAGATTTCGTTAAGGCAAACGAGACCGAGAGAGCTGCAGCCGAGAAAGCTTTGATTAGTTCAAGTCAGCGGGTATCAACCATTGCTAAGGAATTAGGTGAACTGTCTGATCGTTGGAATTTCATCGATAGCTACATGACTGCATCAAACGATGGGCTTGTGATTGGAAAGAATGACGGTAGCTCTGGCATAATGATCAACCCTAACGGTCGGATTTCAATGTATTCAGCAGGGGAGGAGGTCATGTATATTTCGCAAGGTGTAATACACATCGAGAACGGGATCTTCTCAAAAACTATCCAAGTTGGTCGATATCGTGAGGAACAGTACCATCTTAACCCAGACATGAATGTCATTCGCTATGTAGGAGGTTTTTAATTGGCAGAATTTTGGAGTAATAATGATAGAGGCTATAGGATAAGGTTGTGGGTTGACCAGGTTAGCCAAGACAAAGTAGCTAATACCAGTCAGGTCAGATTTCAACTAGCACTGCTAAATACGACTACGACTTTTGCTCAATATCAATGTAGCGCTTATATCGATTTTGAAGGTCAAAGATTGAATTGGTCTGGTTCACCTAGTATGCTAGGGTGGTATCAAACAATTCCATTGATAGATCAAACAGTTACTATTAATCACGATTCAGACGGTAAAAAGACTTTCTCTTTTTCAGCGCAGTTTAATGGGTCTGGTGGTTGGAGCCCTCGTACATTAACAATCAGCGGCATCTCATTTACACTAACCGACATTCCACGGTTAAGCTCTGTAAGCGTTGATGCTGGTACTATTGGCAGTTCAGTCACTATCAACATCAACCGTCAAAGCTCTAGTTTTAAGCACACAGTACGTTATGCTTGGGCAAATAAGTCAGGGACTATTGCAAGTAATGTAGACACATCTACAGCATGGACTATTCCACTTGACTTTGCTAACGACTTCCCAAACTCGGAAACAGGTACAGGAACAATCTACGTAGATACCTACTCAGAAGGAACCATGATAGGGACAAAGTCAGCTACGCTAATAGCAAGTGTGCCAGCTAGCATGAAACCGACTTTTTCAGGGGTTTCGCTGTCAGACAATAACACAGCTGCTCAGAATGTTTTACAAAACGCTAACACATTTATCCAGATTATGTCTAACATCAAGGTATCCTTCAATGGTGCAAGTGGGTCTTATGGCTCAAATATCACGGGCTACCGTGCTGAGATAGTCGGTAAGAACCAGACTACCAACGTCAATGGTGGCACGCTGGGTATCATGAACTACAACGGAACCATCACAGTCAGGGCAAGTGTATCTGATAGTCGTGGGCGTTGGTCTGATACTAAAGATGTCACAGTTACTGTACTTGAGTATTTTGCCCCATCTCTTAAAATTGACGTAAAAAGGGTTGGTGAAACATCTAGCGCATTAGAAATTATAAGAAATGCACAGATAGCCCCTTTGAATATTAATGGTATTCAAAAAAACACCATGAAATTAACTTTCAAGGTGTCTCCTTATGGCAAAGATGATTACACAACGGACACTGGTCCTGCCTCTGGTGAATGGTTAAGCATTTCAAGTCTAGTCAATTCACCTGCTAATTTAGCTGGTATATATGCAGCTAATAAATCGTGGGAAGTTTTGGCAATTTTGGAAGACAAATTCACATCCACGAGCTTTAAGGCACAAGTTCCTGTTGAAAGTGTTGTGCTGTCCTATGACCGTGATGGTCTTGGTATTGGTAAAATACGCGAGTTTGGCGCTCTTGACGTGGCTGGTGACATTTACGCTAACAACAGTCAGATTCAACAATATCAGCTAACCAGTAATAACGGTGGTCCCAAATGGGTAGATGGAAAACCTGTCGCTAAGAATGCAAATTTGATAGACCAACCTGGACAGTATTACCTTGACCCATCGGCTCCAGGAAACCCAAGCGGTCAATGGGGCTATTTATTTCACTACAGCAATTACGGTAAGAATACAAATGGTCGTAAAGAAGCCATTCAAACTTTTTGGGGGAAAAATGGTCAGCTTTTTTTCAGACATCACAGATGGTCTTTTATAATCAACGATTGGGAACCGTGGAAGGAATTTACAAGAAACGACCACCCAAATTTAATTAACACAGGATGGAAACCAGCAGGATATGAAGGCAGCTTCTACAAACGAGTCGGAGATGTGTTGACAGTTAAATATAGCTTTACAGGAAATGGTGGAGATGTTATGCTCGCTAATTTACCTCCAGAAGTATTTAAAGCACCTCAACCCTATATGTTTACTATTTCTGGTTGGTCTATTTTTGCTGATACACAAGTCCATGTCCAAGTTGATGTGGGAACTGGAATGTTTAATGCTATGCAAACTAGAAATGGTATAGATTATAAAGGTCAAATCACAATAATGCTATAAAAGGAGATATAAAACATGAAATTTGAATATGATTCAAAGTCAAAAGAATATGACGCAAGCGGTGCAGCGTACGCCACAAAAGTAGTTTTGAAAAACCGAGATGGTGCTTACGTCCCTGTCTTTTTGCCAGTCGATAAAATCGACTTATCAAACACTGAACTACTGAATGAAGCACTAGAGGTTATTTATCAAGAAAATTTCCCACAGCGTGCGGAAAATGAAAAATTTAATGAACTTGGCGAGAAAATCAAAGAGTACGAAGCATTAAACAAAAAAGCTACTGATACCATTGCTAAGATGGAAGAACAAATAAAGAAGCAGCAAGATGCATCAAACACCGCACAAGAAACATTGATGAGTATTATTGAAAAACTTAATGAGAAAAAATTGTTGAGTGATGAAGACTTGACTGATAATAAAGAATAAAGAGAAAGGATAAAAAGATATGTTTGCTAAACTATTCGCAATTAATATCGTTAATAATAACTACAAATTTAAACGAGTTCCAAAAGTATTAAAACCAAAAGTAAAAGAACTAATCGCAGATATGGTTAATGACGAGGAGCTATTGGCAAAACTTACACAAGAATAGCATAGGAGGGATGTGTTATGGGACCACAAAACGAGCCAGATTTGATGAACTGGCTTATAACGGTAATACTTCCTATATGTATTTCAAGTGCGAGTTTTTATTTTTCAAGCCAGTCACGCGCCTCTCGAATAGAGCACAGAATTACTAAATTAGAGGTCGTCGACCATGAAATCGAGAAAATTATTAAAAACCATAATGATCGTCTTGACAAATATCAAGAAGAACAAAAAATAATTCTAGCTCTGGTTCAAAGAGTGGACCATCTTAATGAGAGTATCGGGGAGCTAAAAGGAAATATTGAAGAAGTTAAAAAATTAGTAGATCGAAACTTGAGAGGATAATAATAAAATGATTAATTTTAAATTACGTTTGCAAAATAAAACTACACTAGTAGCTCTTATCTCAGCAGCATTCCTTATGCTGCAACAATTAGGGCTTGAAATTCCACACAATATCCAAGACGCTGTCAATACTTTCGTTGCAATTTTGGTTATCCTCGGAATCGTTACCGACCCAACAACTAAAGGAATTGCTGACAGTGAACGAGCATTGAACTATGATGTACCACTAAACGATAAAAAGGAGAAATAAAATGAGCGTACCACAATCTATTGTTAATTGGTTTGTTATTCACCGCAATCTGCTTACCTACTCAATGTTTGGCTCACGGAATGGCTCAGACGGTACAGCTGACTGCTCTGGTTCTATGTCTCAAGCCTTAAAAGAAGCTGGTATCGGTATTCAAGGTCTACCATCTACTGTCACTCTTGGTCAACAACTTGCTAAAAATGGATTTTATCGTGTAAGTATTAATCAGGATTGGGACGCCTTGACAGGAGATATCGTAATGATGTCGTGGGGTGCTGACATGTCACAATCTGGTGGTGCAGGTGGTCACGTTGGTGTTATGATGGATAGCGTAAACTTTATTAGTTGTGATTATTCAACTCAAGGAGCAGTAGGCCAAGCTATCAATACGTATCCTTGGAATGATTACTATGCAGCAAACAAACCAAATTATATCGAAGTTTGGCGATATGCTGAATCAGCACCACAAACGAATAACCAAGCTAATACTGCGGTAGTGCCACAACAAAAGGCTTACTATGAAGCCAATGATGTTCAATTCGTTAATGGAATTTGGCAAATCAAATGCGACTATCTATGTCCCATCGGATTCAATTATTTTCAAAATGGTGTCCCAGTTACAATGGTTAACTGGGTAGATAAAGATGGTAATGACTTGCCTGACGGTGCTGACCAAGAATTCAAGGCAGGCATGTTCTTTAGTTTTGCCGGTGATGAAAACAACATTACAGACACAGGAGAAGGCGGCTATTATGGTGGCTATTACTACCGACGTTTCGAGTTTGGGCAATTCGGTACAGTATGGCTCTCTTGCTGGAATAAAGATGATTTGGTAAACTACTACCAATAGACCACGCGACTATAAAATTCAAAGGAGTATATCACCTCCCGACAGACCACAATTCGGATATCATGGTGGTAGTGGTCGAAGCCTCAGCATTATGCTGGGGCTTTTTTTATTTGCCTAAAAATCGTGACTATGGTATAATATAAATATGTCAATGGCTTCCCACGCATACGCGCAGCTACGTTCTGAGGGAAGTTTTTTGTTTGCTTCATTTTGATAAAAATGCTACTATATTAGTGGATACAGTTAAAAGCTGAGTCTTCGATAAACTCTCTCTTGCCCTGACTTGAATTAGTCAGGGTTTTTGTTTTGCAAAAAAATATATATTTTTTTATAAAAAACAATGGATACATACAAAGAACAATATATAGTATGTTTTACTATTTTCAAGTAAATATATAATAAACTCAAAAAAACTTTAAAAAAAATCAAGAAAACTGTTGACATTGAATTTTATTTAAGCTATAATATGTTTGTAAGTTAGTTAGGAAGGAGGAACAAAATGACAGAAGTAGTTCCAAAAATTACAATTAAAGAACTTCGAGCACGTCACAATTTGACACAAGAGGAATTTGCTAAAACCGTTGGCACTACACCTCAAACGGTGAGTGCATGGGAGAAGAATGTACTTTCTATTTCTCCTAAGAATATGGCAAATATTTGTAATAAATACCACATTAAATCGTCTGATTTGTATGGCTTTTGATTTTAAAACTTGAATTAAATCCAAGTTAGAAAGGAACAATATGAACGAAATAGCATTATCGGACAATCTTGCACAGATTGAACTTGAAATCAATCATCATAAGCAGATTGCAGGTCAGTCTATTTGGGAAATCGGCAGGCGTTTAAATCATGTTAAAGAGCACGATTTAGCGCATGGGCAATTTATGGAATGGGTTGAAAAACTTGGTATAAATCAACCAGAAGCCAATCGTATGATGAGAGTTGCTAAAGAACTACCAAATTCTTCAACGTTGAGTAATTTAGGAAGCACGGCTCTCTACTTAATCGCCACTCTTCCAGATGATGAAAAGCAAGAACAAATTGAAAAGATTGAGCAAGGTGAATCACCAACGGTCAGAGAATTGCAAGAGATAAAGCGTCGTCTCAAACTCAAAGACCAAGCACTGGAAGCGGTCAAGGGAGAGTTGGAACGTGTCAAACAAACCAAAACTACTGAAAAGATAATCGAAAAGGAAGTCATTCCGCAAGATTACAAAGCAACGCAAGACCTCAACAAGCAATTGCTAGGAAAGAATAAAGACCTAGCAGACGAGCTTGATTCAGTCAAAAGGAGCTTGCGACTTAAGGAAGCAGCTTATGAAATGCTCGAAAAAGAAACATCAGAAGCATTAGCCTTGAAAGAGTCTATTGAGCACTTACGAGCTGATAAGGAAAAGTTAGAAAATAGCGTGACTAATATCTTTAATCTCAGCAAGCTTGTTACCAAGTTTGAAGACTTCTTTGACGAAGAAATGGCACCGCTCAGATTTAAAACGCTTATTCAAGGCATTGGAAAAGATGCTCAGATTGAAAAACTCAGAGATATCTTGACACTAACAGAAAATTGAGTGGGTAAATAAAAAAAAGTAAAAAAATTGTATTTTTCTGTTGACAGTGTAAGAAAAATAGTATATACTTAAATCAAGCTTAAGGAAGGAGGACACAAATGAAAAACATCGAAGAAATTCGTAAGATTAAAGGTGTCGCATTAGTAGACATCGCCGACCTGCTAGGTGTTGATTCCCGCACGGTTCGTAGCAAAATCGATGGTGTATCTGATTTCAAATTTGGCGAGACGTTAGCTATCAAGAAAGCATTTTTCCCAGAATATGAATTAGAATACCTATTCAGCGAACGTGCTGAAGCCTAAATTTTTTAACCTAAATATACGAAAATTCTTATAGATTAGAAATGAGAGATACGAATGAACGAATTAATCAACGTAACATTAAACGAAAATCATGAGCCGGTTGTTTCTGGCAGACAGTTACATAAAGCTCTAGGCGTCAAAACCGCCTACAAAGATTGGTTCCCACGTATGACTGAATATGGTTTTACAGAGGGTGAAGACTTTAGCTCATTTTTGAGCAAAAGTACCGGAGGGCGGCCAAGCCAAGATCACATCATTAAGTTGGACATGGCGAAAGAAATCGCAATGATTCAGCGAACAGACAAAGGCAAGGAAGTCCGAACCTACTTCATCCAAGTAGAAAAGGACTTCAATAGTCCAGAAAAAATCATGGCAAGAGCATTGCTCATGGCTGATAAGAAAATCAATAAGCTAGAAGCACAGATTGAAGCTGACCGCCCTAAAGTGTTGTTTGCTGACGCTGTCAGTGCTAGCAAGTCATCTTGTCTAATCGGAGAACTGGCTAAAATCTTGAAACAGAATGGTATTAATATTGGTCAAAACAAGCTGTTTCAGTGGTTACGCTCAAATGGCTACCTAATTAGCAGACGTGGTGACTCATGGAATCAACCAACACAAAAAAGTATGCAGCTAGGTCTGTTTGAGTTGAAAAAGACAAATATTAACCACGCTGACGGACATACCACGACCAACACAACAACTAAAGTTACTGGCAAAGGTCAGCAGTATTTCATCAATAAATTTCTCAATCAAGAACGCTTAACGTTTTAGGAGGGCAACATGAAACCAAAACGATATCCATATAGTGGACAAAAAAAGCGCCTACCAAAAGTGGTAAACGCTGAAAAAGCTTTAGAGATTGTAATAAATACTATCGATTCTTGTGCTCTTGAACGTATGAATCATAAGCTTTTAGAATCTCATAGCTGACAGATTTGACAATCTTCTGACAACTGTCATAGCAGAAAAATCAAAAGCGTTTGACATAGATCAAACACTACCACTGATTTTAACTGCAAAACAGTTGTCAAGCGATGTTGGGGATCGGAAACTATACCGAGTTCCTACGGATAACCAATTTAGATGGTTTCCCAAAAATTGACAAAGGTCGTGGGAGTCAAGTTAGATATCCCAGAGACCAAGTAAGACAGTGGTTTAACAATCACTGGCAAGATATAGCGTAACTAACCAACCCTAACCGTAGCAAGGGGCTAGTGAGGAACTTAAAAAGTACCAACGATTGACATTATACCTCCTTAATATATATTAAAAAACCTCACTAGTCACTTAGTGCGGTTAGGGATAAAGAAAGGAATTTAAAAAATGAAGAAAATAATTAATTTTATTTTGTCAAACAAGCAAACAGAAACAGTAGAGGTTCCAAAATGGACTTTTGAAAAAAATGCATCTGAGCCTAGCCGTGACCGATACAACAAGGCACACGGATTAGGAAAGACATTAATTTGAAATTAAAGTAATATCGTTAGCTGTTTCAATCCGTAGCCATACCTCGGTGTGCGGAGTGCAACTAAATACCCAAATAAATATAAATAAAACCCAAAACTACCTTATTAAAATTGAATAATTCGAAGTACATCGGGGGCTGGGTGCGGATTGAAGCACTAAAAAAACACGAGTAAAAGCCCGTGTCGTATAAAACATTTAAGAATATTATATCATGACAATTTAAATAAAAAAAGTAACTGGAGAGGGTGAGTCTAAAATGTCTGATAATCAAAAATACTATTATATGAGGCTCAAACAAGACTTCTTTGAGACGGAAGAAATGATAATACTTGAGTCTATGCAAGACGGCTATTTGTATAGCAACATCTTGTTGAAACTATATTTGAGAAGTTTAAAGCGTGACGGTAAATTGATGTTTAACGACACAATCCCATACAGTGCTGAGGTTTTAGCTACAGTTACACGTCACAGCGTCGGAACAATCGAGAAAGCTATGGATGTCTTCCAAAAGCTCGGACTAGTCGAGGTAATGGATGACGGAGCTATATATATGTTACAAATTCAGGAATTTATAGGCAAAAGCTCTACTGAAGCTGAACGAAAGAAGCGTTATCGAGATAGAATCAAGCTCGAAAAACGTGAGAAAAATGAGGCTTTGGAAAATTTGGGACATTTGTCCACCAAAGAAGTGGGACATTTGTCCGGACATTCGTCCACCAGAGATAGAGATAGAGATAGAGATAGAGAAAGAGATAGAGATATAGATAGAGAAAGAGATAGAGATAGAGATAAAATAGATATAAATACAGAAGTAGAAGATAGAAATAGACAGATGTCTTCTGCTGCTGCTGCTGATAATTCCAATTTTAATATCTTTGAATACTATCAAGAAAGAATCGGTCTTCTAGATGGATTCCAAATTACAAAAGTTAGAAGAGTATCAAGTCATAGATGGACTAGAACCAGAATTAATCAAGATAGCCATTGATAAAGCTGCTGACAATTCCAAACGTTCTTTTGGATATGTTAACTCTATCTTGAAATCATGGTCACAAAATGGAATCAAGACAGTAGCTCAACAACAAGAGGAACAGAATAACTACTTTTCTAACAAGTCAAACAGTGACAAACCCAAGTTTGGACCAGCTTGCAGTAAATACTAAGAGGTTCTTTATATGAGTTTAGAAAAGACAGCTAAGCAAATGAGACAGATGTATATGACTACTAGTGATAAATACTGCGAGAAGCACAATCGAAACTTTGTCACTATTCAGCTACCAAACAGCAAGCCATACACTGTATGTGAGACGTGCCATCGTGAAGAGCAAGAGCGACAGAATTCTATTAAAGCACAAGAACAGTTTGAGCGTGAGCAAGAGCAGAAACGCTTGTACTTCCTCAAAGATTTCAGCTTACTGGATGACGACCTAAAAAATGCCAGTTTTGAAAACTACAACGCTGCTACCAGAGAGCAGATAGAGGACTTGAAAAATGTTCGTAGTCAATTAGTTGGCTATCTTGATGGTCAAGAATACAATATAGTACTCATTGGCAATACTGGAGTAGGCAAGAGCCATCTTGCTTACTCAGCACTCAAAGCCTTGTCGGATCACACGAAAAAGATGGGGCTATTCATCAACGTTGTCGACTTGCTAGCCAAAATCAAAGAGGATTTCACCCTCGAAGCTGAATATATCAGACGAATATCCGAAGCTGAATGGCTAGTACTTGATGATTTGGGCACAGAAAAAGTGACTGAGTGGTCTAGTGGCATCTTGTACAGCATTTTGAACAAGCGCACCAAGACTATTATCACAACCAACTTAAGCCCACAGGATATCATGGGCACTTATGGTAAACGTGTCTATTCGAGGGTTTTCAAGAAGACAGGACTGGGAACGACGAATGAACATATTTATCAATTTAAAACGCAGCAAGACAAGAGGATGATGTTATGACTGAAACAGAAGTAAAAACAAAGCTCTTTGAGGACTATGAGCGCATTCATGGCCTTGTATTCTCACAAGAGCACAAGCAGAAAATGATGGATGAGTTAGATTTATACTCATTTATCGGCAAAATCAACGAATATATGTATTTTGCTAAGAAATCAACGCAGATTTTTAGGGTGCACTAGAAAACCCCTCTAAAATCGATTCTAACCGCCCTAAATACTATAGTGGTACAATTACACTAGATAGACAGTAAAACGGCAAATAACCCACTAAATTTGAGGAATAGGGGCATTCAAAAGAGGATATGACATGGAAGAAATGACATTTACTGAGTTGCAACAGAAAATGCAGCTTGAAAAAAAGAAGGAAGGAACGGCCAAATATGCTTCAAGGCACGTAGAAGATATTTATAATATCTTTAAAAGTTTGAAATCAAATTGGAGCGTTGTTGTCAATTATGATTTGGTAGAATTTTCTGGAAAGACTTATATCAAGGCAATTGCAACAGCATCTAACAAAGATGAAAAAATGCAAGCACAAGCTTTTGCAGAATTGTCTCCCGTACCTATTTTAAAAACTAGGAACGGAGAGCTTAAGCAAATGAATGAACCTCAATGGGTAGGAGCTGTTCAATCATATGCTGGTAAGTACGCTTTGCAGGCACTATTTGCAATCGGAGAGGAAGATATTGACCACTTTGAAGTGGCAGAACAGAGTCTGAGACCAAACCAGAATCACAATCAAATGCAAAGCCATCAACAATCTAATTATATCAACCAGCAACAGCACAATCAGATTAATCAACTAATTGATGAGTTAGCGAAGGTAACAGGTCAACCAGTTGAAACCGTGGCCCGTTACTATTTGGGTAAGTATAAGCTAAACAATTTTAGCGAATTGTTGACAACTGGGTTTGATATCTTAGCGAACGACATTCAAGATAAAATTAAACAACGGAAGGGATAAATATGAAAGACGTTACAAATAATTTTCTTGAGACTATAGAGCCAATCTATACACCAGGAAAAATTATATTTGATTTTGAAGCGTTTGATAAAGCTATACAAAAGGCAGTCAGTGAGCTATCTAACGATCAGCTTGACGGCTTGGAATATAACGATATCAAGAAAGAAATCACGCGCTATAAAGGACTTTACGACAACTTAGAGAGAAAACGCAAAGACATCTCAAAAGTTTACAAGAATCCGCTTGTTGAATTTGAGGCGAATTTGAAGAAATCATACACACCATTAAAGGGACTTCTCAACACTTTGAGAGAAAAGCGGGATGAGATTGAAGAACATCAAAAAATGCTCAGAGTTGACCATGTTAGATACGTTTTTGAAGAAAAGTGTGAACTTGCTGGGCTTGATAAGGATACGTTTAAAGAAAAGTATAATGACTTCTCTTTGAAAGGCTGTTTCAGAACTAACAAGATTGAACTTAAAAAGGAAACAGTGGAAAAGATTGATGCCCTTATTTTGGCAGAGTATGACCGACTTGAGGAATATAAGGCAAATGTCGACATGATCGAGGAACAAGCTCATGAGTATGAGTTGCCAGCCGCACCATACAGCAGAGCATTGCAGAATGGCACACCGTTGGTTGAAGTTTTGAGAGAGATGAAAAAAGACCGCGATACAGCTATCGAGATCAAGCGACAAGCAGAGGTTAAAAAACAAGCAGAGGCCGAACGTCTCGCAGAAATTGAAGAACTAGCTAAACAATCGGCTAGCGAGGACATTAAGGCAGTCAACGCCGAAACTGGTGAGGTTATCGAAGACACAAAACAGGTCGAAGAAGAAGCTGTGAAACCTAGCGAGCCTTACAAGGTTAACTTATCACTAACTTTTGTAGGTGGTGAAAAGCAATGGCATCAATTTGCTAAATTATTGGAAGATAACTTTATAAACTATGAAATCAAAGGAGAAAACAAATGATGAACTCAGTATGTCTAGTTGGTCGCATGACCAAAGATGCAGAACTAAAATACACTGGGAACAATATCGCAGTAGCATCTTTCAGCCTTGCGGTTAACCGTAACTTTAAGGATGCTAATGGTGAGCGTGAAACTGACTTTATCAATTGCGTTATCTGGAGACAGCAAGCTGAAAACTTGGCTAACTGGGCTAAGAAAGGAGCATTGATTGGTATTACTGGACGTATTCAGACTCGTAGCTATGAAAATCAACAAGGTCAACGTGTTTACGTGACTGAAGTTGTTGCTGAAAACTTCCAGATGTTGGAAAGTCGTGCAGCGCGTGAGGGTGGTAATGCTAATGTTGGTTATAATCAACCACAACAGCAAGCACCAAACTTTGCAAGAGAAAACACCCAATACCATAATAGCAATCCCATAGATATCAGTAGTGATGATTTGCCGTTCTAAGGTGAAACTATGAAGATGATTTTAAATATCGAGCCTAAACCTCAAACAAGACCTAGATTCAGTAAGTTTGGAACTTATGAAGACCCTAAAATGAAAGTATGGAGACGACAATGTTCTCAACTTATTGAGCAAGAATATGATGGTCAATTCTTTGACGGACCTATATCAGTCGATGTAACTTTCTACATGAAAGCACCTTTGAACGTATCAAAAAAGCCAACGCCAAAAGCGAGAGCTAAAACGTGGGATGCATTCAAATTGTTCATGGCTGAAAGGCTGTGGAATTTCAGAAAGCCTGATATTGATAATCTAGTCAAAGCACTCTTTGATAGTATCTCAAACGCTGGATACAACAAGATTGACAAGAAAGGTATCGTTTGGACGGATGACAGTATTGTTTGCGATTTAAGAGCTCGCAAGAAGTACAGTCCTAACCCACGCATTGAATTTGAAATCAAGGAGTTGGAATGAAAAGCAAATACAAAGATAAGTTAGTCGGTATATATGCTCCAGCAAGCTACGGACATATAAGCGTGCTAGAGGAGACACAAGAGTTTTCGAAGTGGTTCTGGAAAAACCACAAAGATATAGATTTAATCAGTAATAAACTAGGCATAAGCACAAAGAAACTCAATCGTATTCTGACACTTGAGCAGTTACCAGATGAGAAGCTATTGAAAGAGATGATAGAACTATGCAAATAAAGGAATATGCATTATACAAAGGCGAAGAAATTATAGCAATGGGAACAAAGAGCGAGATTGCTAAGCAGTTAGGCATTTCAGTGCGTTCCGTTACTTGCTATGGGACACCATCATATGCTAAACGTACAAGTGAAGAAGATGAAAGAAGGCTAGTTGAGCTATGACAAACATTAGATTACTGTGAGGCGGAGGAAATATAAAATGAAGTATAAAGTAATAACATATTTTGATCATATGGAAGATGATGTAGAAATTTTTGATAATAAAGATGAGGCAATCAATAGATTGCATCACTTGAGAGGTGTTAAATATCGCAATTTACGATTGTATAAAGTAGAAATTGAGGAGGTAGATGAATGAACGGAAAAGATAAAATAAAAAATGTAAGGAATGTTTGGGTTAAGGGTTTTATTGATAAAAAAGGTGACATTATTATTCCGGTCAATAACGAAGGTGCGATTCATATAATTAAAGAACCTTATAAAAATGAAACAGCATTTAAATTTGAAGAATTTAAACTTATAACAAATACTTTAGCACTTGAAGTTGCGGAATCAGGATTAAGGACTTTTGCACCAAATATATATAAGTTTCCGAAAGTAGACGAACCACAGAAAGTTACAGTGCCAAAGTTTGTGGCGAAGTGGATAAAAAAATATATATATATTAAATGAAAGTCCGTTTATCGATTGGAGAAATTAAATGAAAAGATTAGCAATTATTGCTATAACCAGTTTATTAATATTAACTGGTTGTTCAGAAGTAAAGAGAGTATCAAGTAATTTATCGCAAGAGTCTGATAACTTCAATGTTGTTAGGAAAGTAACAGTTATTGATGCGATTACAAATGATATCATGTTTCAAATGAGTGGTAGGATGTCAATCAATGCTGATACCAATGACAAACAACTTGAAATCGTAGTTGAAAATGCTAAGAATAAATATCAAAAGCATATTATTGGCTTGTCAGATAACGTATCCTATGTAGTTGAAGACGTGGATGTACCGAATGTTTCAAAATACAAATATGAAATAAATTACAATCCAAAAATGTGGGTGCCGGCCAAACTTAAAAATGTCGATTAAGGAGAACTAGAATGACAAAAGATGAAGCAGTTAAGAAGATTGCAAGAGAAGGATACATATCAATAGAACATGCTGAGGAATTATATGATTCAATCGTTAATAAGCCAGCAGTGCCGCAGTTTGTGGCGGATTGGGTAGATAATTCAAGAGAATATGATTATGATTGGGATGAATGGTTTGACTGCTACGAACAACCTGATGAGATTTACAAATGGTTAAACTGTGAAAACAAAAGGCAATCAGAATTAAATGCATTAGCACTTGTTACATTAATTGTAAATGGTCTTGATGCCGTAACAGTTGAGAAAGAATCTAGATATGCAGTGAGAATCCGAAACTTAGATGATGAAGCAACTTATTTGAATTATGATAATTTCAGAAAAACTTGGGTGTTTTACAGCCGAGACAATACAGACCGTTTTAGAACAATACACACCCGAAAAGAGCTAGAAGAAGCTGATTTTGGATGGGTATTCGACTGTGAGGGAATTGAAGTGGAAGAGGTTGAATAAGTGAATAGACTTAAAGAATTAAGAGAATTACGGAAAATTACAAGAGTTGAGTTAGCCGAAAAAATTGGGGTTACAAAATTAACCATTCTTAATTGGGAACATGGCACCCATGAAATCAAAGGAAGTAATGCTAAGAAGCTAGCTGAATACTTCAACGTATCAATCCCATACTTGCTAGGTTATGATACAGATAATACATTAACTGACCTAATTGCCAAGATTAACGAGTGGGCTATCAGTCACGGACTGGATAAAGGAAATCCTAAAATCGAGTGGATGAAGGTTACTGAAGAGGTTGGAGAAATTAGAGACGTGTTTCTAAAACCTAACGATTTTGATGACCCAGAATTGGCTCTAAAAGACGCTATAGGCGATTCTATTGTTACTCTAGTGGTATTATGCCTACAACTCGGTTACGACGTTGAGGAGTGCCTTAAAATCGCTTATAACAACATTAAGGACAGAAAAGGAATAATGATTGATGACAACTTCGTTAAAACGAGATAACCAGCTAAGGTTTTTAACTGCTCTACTACTAATTTCAATAGTAATCAATGTGACTACCATCATAAGAGTGACAAATATACCTGTGGAAGCTATTGTGGTGCATAAGGCTGACAATTTCGTGGAATTACATGGCAAGGTTACTGGAAAATCTATGGTAGGTAAACTATACACAATAGATTGCGGTGCTTACGGGAAATTCCTTGTCAGCAAGGAGCAATATGACAGTGTTAACGTTGGGGATGATATTCCTAGCTATTTGAAAGGAAGAGGGCAATGAAGCGTTTTGAGTATGCAGGACTGACTAAAGAATTACATCAAAGGCTAGTGGTTGAATTTAACGCATTGAAAGATAAATACCCTAGAAAACTCACTAAATATATAATGGAAACCAAGAAATGCAATAGAATGGAAGCTAGAAAATATTGTCAAAGGTTTGATAATGTGATTAAAGAGCGTTCGAAGATGTCACCTGCAACGTTGGAAGATATGCGTGAGTATATCACGGACGGACTCGCAAACGACTTAGAGAACTATCTGTCAAAACACTGTTTTAGTAGCTCCGTAAAGTGTCGGCCAGATACCTACAAGAGAAATGCTGGACTGCCTGAGGAACTCTTTAAACAGTATTGCGAGGAAATCAAATCATTAAAAGCTAAATACCCAAACAGCTTCACAGCTTACATCATGGATGTTAAAGGGTGCAAATATCAAAAAGCCAATAGCATACGGACAGCGATAAATACAATCTATACAGAGATTGGGATAATGACACCTCGCAAGGTAATCCAACTTGAAGGTCTTCTATCTAGAGAGCTATTTGGCAAAATAGCTAAATATGTATTTAATAAGTATGAATGGCCGGAAAGCCTAGATGAAGAGGTTAATAGAATCTTTTTAGAGTATCGCACAAAAGGTAATCTAGGCAGTGACAAAGAAAGTGTTAAACGTGCGTTATATCAAGCGATTTATATGGGCTTGTAGCGGTTCGAAAATTACATTAAGTTTGGAGGTGATAACAGCGTAAACCATCTATTCGGTATAATTCCATCTTAATTCTTGTAGCGTTCGAGGGTTCGACTCCCTCGCTCGCTGTTAGTCTGTCATGACTAGGTAATTTTTTTGACACTCGCATCGCTGACAGACCGATGCAAGAAAATCCAGTAAATAATAAAACTTAGAAAAGAGGAATCCATACATACTTTTTCGATCTAGTCTTGCATTGCTGGTAGCAAGACTGGAATTTAAAATAAAGGGGGTGGTAAATAAAAAAAGCCCAAGGCAAAGCTTGCCGAGAACTATTTAAATAATCTGACAACATTATTATACCATGAAAAAGGAAAGACAATTTATGAGAACAGTTGAGCGGTTACAAAGAATCAAAGCACTTGATAGATACATCGACAGTCAGATAGAGCAAATTAAGAGACTGGAATCACAAGCGCTTAAGGTCACATCTGGTTCAATGCATACTGACATGGTTCAGGGTGGAAAGCGTAAGGGCAAAGATGATATTTATGTGGAACTTATAACGGCTAAGGAAGAATTAGAACGCTTCACAGCTGAAGCTATCAAACAGAAGCTAGAGTTTCGTAGACAGATAGCAAATATTGAGGATATAGATGCTTAGGTCTTTGCTTCAAATGGTATACATTGACCAACTTGGTATCTGGCAGATATGTGACAAGTTAGGGATTAGTAGAGCTACGTACTACGTTAAACTAAGACAAGCTGAGAAATATCTAGATTAATCTATACCAATTAATACGGCATAATACTTTAGGCATGGTAATATAGTATTATCGAATCAGAAGGACACAGTAGTGTTCTTCTTTTATTTTACTCAAAGAGGAGGGAAGCCAATGCCAATGGTAAGACGTTGCAAGGCAGATGGATGCCGTTCCTTAACAGAGAGACCAGCACACTACTGTACTACACACAAGAGTATGGAAGCAGCATACACACAAGAGAGACAGAGATACTCACGCACTAGATACAACAAGAGAGTGAGGAACCGAGACGATGAGACTAAAGAGCGCTATGCATTCTATCGGTCAAGGACGTGGTCTTCTATTCGGAAGGTAGCACTAGAGCGTGACAACTATCTGTGTCAGTATTGTCTAGCATTGGGTGTGACCACACCAGACGCACGTATAGGTGACCACGTCACACCTGTTGAGATAGCACCAGAGCTTAGAACTGAAGTTTCAAACGTAGTAGCAACGTGTAGAAGCTGCGATAACACCAAGAGGACTTTAGAACAAGAAATCTATGGTACTGGTCAAAACAGAACGAAACAGAACACTGACCTACGACTTTCAGTGGCAGCGTGGGCGGGTTTAATAGCCCGTAAAAAGGCGGACGTCGTTAAACCCCTCTAAAACGCCCGTAGCGCGATTTTAAATAAGGGGTGGTATGTTTACCCTATGTGGGGTATAAAATTGACCCCCGCCCCCTATATCGAGCCTAGGAGAG